GTAGTTGTACTTGTTGTAGTTGTGGTGCTAGTCGTACTTGTAGTAGAAGTTGTTGTAGTAGATTCAACAATACCATTCCATAAAGATAAACCGCTAATTGTAAGATGACCAGGTTGGCAGCAAGAGTCAGTAGAGTACTGCCTAAAAGTGAACACATCACCCTCATTGACGGGTATAGACTTAGTTCCTGTCGCATTGTTTGCGTTCGTAAGCTGGATATATACACCATTTACTGCATATTGTGGTGGGTCATACCATGCGCCATCATTCGTTTGATATGCCCATGTGAAATCTATTGTGTCCACATCCGCAGGGATTGTGGTTTCAATTTTGACCCAATGAGCCGCACCGCTACAGCCGTTATAGTCAGGTCCGTGTAGGGTAATTGCATCACCAACTAACTCAATAGAGCCTCCGCATGCTTTTGATTGGCTGTATGTCCACTCGCCAAGCGCATCGGCTTTAGCAGAATACGGTGTTGGATAAAACCAAGCAAAAATAAGTGCGGGCAGAATTACCCAAGAACCTTTTCTAAACCTAATGTTTTTCACATATAGATTATAGTTTATATACGATTAATTAGAAAATATACTTTTAACCCTATTGATTAATAATACTATAAACGCTATTCCAAAAGGACACATTAGTTAAACCACCACCAATTTTTAAGAATAGATAGAGAAGCTAAAATTACCCACAAAATATTAAACCAGATAATAGTCGGCATTGTCTTAATAGTTGAAGTTACGATTAAAGAAAAACTTGACGCTAACGCAAACACATACAACCACCACCACTGAACTCCAAAAAGAAGACCTGGGAATATGATTGCAATCTTGGTCATGAAAGCCCAAGCTTCAATGATGTTTACCTTAGACCAATACTCACGAGTACCCCATTTTTTTGAGATATGTACAATATCATTTAACTTCATCATGGCTTGCCTCCATAATATTTATCTTTCAAGTATTCATATAAAGTAGGGCATTTTAACGCTTTCTTTTCCCAAAGCAATCTTCTAGACTCCATTAAATCAAATGTTGGCTGAAGTAGTTGGGCAACATTTTGCCCAGTAACAAATTCCCTTATTTTAAGATAGACACGATTTGCCGTATAAAAATGCATTCCGACACCAACCCAGATTGCAGAAGTCCACCTAAGCGGATACGAATCATCTCTTTTAAATGTTTGCATATTAAATCTAAAATTATTTATATTTTCGTTATGATCAATATCATTATGCATAGAAGTTACATGTCGCCAATATTCAGTATCATCTCTTTTACTTAGGCAATAATGTATTTTAACAAAATCGGTAAAATCATCAAACCTTTGCGTTACTGATTTATTAAAAACATCAATATCCCATTGATTAATAAAATCATGATCTAGTATTTTCAATAATTCATATATGATTTCCTGAATTGAATACAGACCATTACTTTCTAAAGGTTCTATGAACCCAGCAGAAAGACCCACGGCAACAACATTTTTCACCCAAATTCTTTCATGCCTTCCCGCTTTAAATGTTAAATTTCTAAATTTAAGATTATCAATATCTTCTTCAGTTCTTGCTACTTTTAATTTAAATTTTAAATAATTTTTTAATTCATTAAGCGCATCTTCATCAGTTGTAAATTTATCACTATAGACATAACCAATCCCAAGTCTTGAGTACAAGCCTATATTCCAAACCCAACCATTATCTAATGCAACACAGCGAGTTTTGTTATTTAATTCAATATTTTTTTCTTTGTACGGTATCTGAACTGCCCACGCATGATTGTTCGGCAAAAAAGATTCATATGATATATATTTTTCTTTTAATGTTTGTTCAAGCAGTAGGCTTAAAAACCCAGTGCAGTCTATATATAAATCAGCTTTAATTTTAGATTTATTTTCTAAAATCAAACTCTCAATTCCATAATCATCAGTTGGTATCTCAACAACCTTGGATAAAATATGGGTGATGCCTCTTGGTATACAATAGTTATTTTTCAACCATTGACCAAATTTTACTGCATCAAAATGCAAAGATGTATCTCTTATTGAGTTAAAATTTGGGAATAGATTATCTTCATTATCTGTAAATCTATTATGCTTAACCAATAAAGCTTGTGGGTAATGAGATTCTGCAAACTCCGTAATAGGGGTTTCTGGATACAGTAACTTCTTAATCTGCCAATCCTGAACCCCGTCTTGATTCAAGTCATACAGACCTTGACCAAATGGATATATAAAATCATTTAAATCATCTTTACGATAAAACTCGGAAAACTCCACCGCAATTTTTATAGATGCATCCGTATAAGCAAAAAAATCAGATCTATCAATTTCAAGAAGTTCAAAAAAGTAATTGATCCGATCAAATGTACTTTCTCCAACACCAATAATTGGGTCATCTGGACTTTCAATCAATGTAATATTTTTATCTGGAAAAAACTTAACCAGGGCGGCAGCTGTCATCCACCCAGCAGAACCACCGCCGACTATTGCAATTGAATCAACTTTCATAACACCTCTTTTAAATTGGTATAAGCCCTGTATTCCCAAACGGGACATTTATTTGTTCGGTTATGTCGTAACCAATAGTTATTCTATGCCCGCTGAATGGCTCAACCGCTTCTACTTTATGCATCTTATGACCTTCGCCAAAATATATTTGCCCAATTTTATTTTCAATTTCAAAATCTTCAAATATAGTTTTACTGTTTTTAGGATCTATACAGACATATCCATGCCAATCCCATAGATGGTTATGCCAGTTTAGCAGGTTATCTTTAGTTTGAAAATTCAACCATGCCTGCATCCAAAGAGGTTGGTCGTACCCAAGATTATTCCGTACAATTGTTTTAATTTCATTAAACAGTTTATACATTAACAAATCTGTGGATGTAATAGAAAATACATTATAGATGGGATATGCTTTTGTTGTATCTTCTGCACCGAATTTCTTTTTAATAAAAGACTTGCCTGTGGTCAATAAATCAATATAGTGTTGTTGATTTTCAACTATTGTCGGAGATATTACTATTTCTTTTATCATAAAGTTAATAAATTATCTTGAATTTCTTGTAAAATAATTCCTCGGATTGAAGATTTATGAAAATTCTCATATCTACTTTTAAGATTATACCATCTAGGTTCAGCTTTGAAACGAACCATTGATGCCGATATATCATGCAATCTAACAGTTGGTTTAAATCTTTTAAATATAATTTTTTTATCAGTGTTAAACTTAAAATACACCAGCGGCTCATCTTTTTCAATTTTTAGATAATCATTCCCGCTCCACAATTGCATTTCTAAGTTTAATGGTCTAAGCCATTGCCCACAATCATATGTTCCAGGCACTATTGATGCATAGTTAGTATAATTGGTTTTGTGAAAATATGGAGAAGTCATCGTCACCTCAAGTGGTTCTTCTGCGAAAAAGATATACGACAGCTGATACTCTATTAAAGAGTGATTAGTTAATGTTGGAGCATGTCGCAGCATACCAGGCACTACCGTATGGGACTCAGTATCTCCATATAACATCCCTACTTGACCTTCCTCATTTACAGAAACTTTCATTTCGGATAATGCAGGATTTAAAAATAAATATATCTGCTCTAACTCATTCTTTACAGCGGGACACTGCATGTAGTTTTTAGTAACAATTGGCGGATGAAAATGTTGCAACAAATCTTGATAGCAAGGAATTGGATTATGAAATAAAAAATCAAGGTTAAAATCTTCACGGGGATCCCACCACGGAGCCCAATACACAACAACCGATTCTGATGAGGGGTTCATTATTTAAATTTCGGACCGAGCACCCAGACAACAAGGGAGCTACGAGTCCCCTCCGTAACTGGGCTGACCTTGTGATCAATATACGATGGGAACACCACCATTGATCCAATAGATTGTGGAGTAATATTGACTGGGTTATTTTCATGATCCCTCACAACATACAAATCACCGCCGATGTATTCATCTCTATTGCAAAGAATTACTGACGCAGAAAGTTTTCTATTTTGCATAACCATGTTCACTGGAACATCTGCCTGCCCAAACTCCATATCGCAGTGCCAGTCATAGTAATTATTATCAGGACCATATTCTGTGTATTGCATATTTGCAAACCCATACAAATCAAATTGAAAATAAAATTCATTAGCCCATTCCAAAGCGCCCATTATTTTTTCAAAAATCCATCGTGTTTCCTCAGTAGGAACCAAAAAACTATTTTTTGATTTTCTAATTGATTCATTAATAACAGTTGATACAAGTGCGGAATCTGATAAACCTGCAGATTTACCAATCTGAATAATTCGCAGACATTCCTCTTCTGTAAAAACATCGTCCAGCGTTACTGACGGATGGTTAGACGAAAGCATTTCGCTAAATTGTGGATTTAATTTCATACAATATCTCCATTAAGTAGTTCGTAAAATTTATTAATATGATCTGGGTTAATTTCATAAACATTTTCATGATTCACCTCACCAGTGATTGTTTTAGTAATCATTGATCGGTAATCAGGATAGTCTTGATATATAAACCTATTGTAGACCAAAATAGAGTCCAGGAAGTCCCGAAGCTTTGATGGATTATGCCTATGATACTCAGTCATAGCCTTAGTCATAATATCAGTTTCAAATTTAAATTGATCAATCATTGCTTGATGAATATCAAAAATCAAACTTGGATGCTCGTCAATTAATTCATTAAAGCGCAGACCGTCAGAAATAAAAAAAACTTCATTGTCAATGATAACGCATGGACCATGTAGGGTTGACTGAATTACATATTCTTTAACTTGATTTGGCTTATTAAATTTTCTCATAAACCAAGCATATCACACAGGGTGTGTATTTATTCTGTCATTTTATTATATTTTTCGGGGTTAACTTCCATCCAGTCAATGACACAGTGCTCTGTATTGTTAGGAATGGTGTCACTCTCAACAATATAATTTGCCGCCCGCAAGACATTGATGCAATCAACAATTGAACAGATGTAAGGGCTACCTAAGTTGCCATATTCTTCGTTCAATATTTCTTGTTTTGAAATTTGTAAATAAAACAAAATTGACTCAAGGATGGCTCTTGTTGCATCATCGCTTTCAAAAAAAATCTTTACACTCTTTACATTACCATCACTACGCATCTTTTAACGCCTCCCATTTATTTAACGGACACTGACTGCTCTTCAATAAAGTTTTAATTTTCATAAAACATCCACACTCTAAGCATGTTGCTGTGCTCTTGTAGAAACTTGAACAGTCTCTACAAATTGACATTCTCAGTAACGATAAATCTTGTATTTCTTTATATTTATTCATATTTAATTCGGTGTATACTCAAAAGATTCAATAGCAGTATGAGCGCTTACAGTAGAAGGACCAGTTAGCATTCCGTGCTTATTCGCTCTGTCTGGGGTTCCCGCAGTTGCTGTATAGCTTGCAACAGTTCCACCAGTATTCATTTGCGCAGTAATGATTGCGCTTGCTGGTTGAGTGTTGGCTTGAACATATGCAACATAATCAGTAGCAGTTAATGTATTTGCAACCTCCACCGTTGAAACAGTAGAAACAGTACCTGCTGTTTTTTTAACCACTCCAATTTGATGACGATACCAAGTTGATGCTGTTGCACCATATGATGTCACACATGATGATCCAGAAAGTGTTCGTCCAGGATAGGAGTTGCAGTTATATGCGGCAGGCTGAACAGTGTATGTTGCAGCATACGAGTATACCCAACAGCATTGGAAACAACCCCAACCAAATGGGCTTCCACCACCAGGGCAGGAAGTTACACCGTATGGTCCACCACTCGCAGGGCTTGATATAGTACAAGTAGTGCCATACAGAGTTCCACCGCTTGGGCAACTATACGGGGCAGCAGTGAAGGTGGATTTTTGACTATGCGCTCCCCACCAATTGTTGGCATCTGTCACCCAAAAAGAAACACCATGACCTGAATTTGTTGCAGTTGTGGAAGTTGATTTAACAATAACATCTTTAGTATTAGTGTCTACAACGGCAACTGGGTAGGAAGATCCTGCAGTGATTGAGTAGGCTTTATTTCCAATAATACCCCATGTACCACTTGTTGCCACCCATGTAGCTGATGTTTGAGGAAGGGTCAAAGCGCTATCTCCTGCAGTAAAGCTGTCTATAAAAGCTTTCAACTTAGTTGTAAGTCTTTTTGCTCCAAATGCTCCACTTGCTTTAACACTGCTAAAGATAGCCATAATCCTCCGTAATTAGTAGTTGACGCTTGCAGCGCCAAACACACTCCAAGCCGACCCTGTTCGGAGAAGGTTGAATGTATAAATATCAATTTTCCCAGAACTTGATGTTGCAGCAACTGCATTACCACCAGACCACTTAATTGTTTGACCAACGCCATCAATTTGGAAAGCGCTTGGGTAGTATCCTGTAGCGCCTTGTGTAATGATTGCTGAGAAAGTAATAATTCTATCGTTAGTTGTTGGAACATTTGTTAAGTTAATAGTAAAGTTAGCTGATGGTGCAGAGTAGTAAGAAATTAATGTATCTGCATATGACACGGTGGAAACATTGGAGGTTATTGTTGCAGATGCAACGACTTCTGAAACTTCAGCCATTGTTAAACGACCATTGACCGTTGTATTACCAGTAATTGTTACATCACCAGTAACATTCAATGTTCCGCCAACATGCACATTGTTTGCAGTAGCGATACCGCCAGTAACAACAAGAGCAGCAGCCGTGGTGCTTGAGGCAGCCGTGGTATTAGAAATAGTTACAATTCCAGCAACATTAGCAAGACCGCTTGCTTCAAGATTACCAACAATCAAGTTAGCGTTTGATGCAGCAGCAAAGTTTGCTGTTGATGTAGGAGCTTCTGTCAGACCAGTAAATAATCTAAACTTACCAGAATCAGAAGCATCTCTTAACAGACCAGCATATTTCGTGCCGCTGCTTGTATACTTACCAGCAAAACCAAGGTCTAGTGAATCACCAGAGTTGGTATTACCCATGAAAATAATTGGGTCAGAAACTGTCAAGTTATTTGACGAGAACGCTCCACCACCAACAGTGATTGTACCCGTGATGCTTGTATTACCAGTAATGAACACATTACCACCAATACCAACACCACCAACAACAGTCAAAGCACCAGTTGTTGCGCTTGTAGAGTTGGTTGCAATATTGATTGCAACAGATGTGTTTGGAGTGATAACCATTTGAGTTTTATCACTTAACAAACCGCCTGCCGCAAAGATAATTTTATTCTGTGTTCCATTACCACCAGTAGCAAGAATTAAGTTTCCCTTGCCTGTAGTGTTTGCTGGGGCTTCCATGAAAATATAACCATCATGACCACCAGTAACTGTGAATGAGGCATCAGCAAAGTTAGCCGATGTAATACCCATATCAATCCAACCAGCATCATCAGTGCCTGCATCGGCATACGCAATAATATCTGTTGAGCTGTTTGCATTTGTTCCCAAGTTTCTAAAAGCAATTTGGGAATAATCTGTTGTATTTGATTGAACAGTTAAAGTTGGGTTTGTTAATGTACCACCAAAGGCGCTTGCACCATTACCAACAGTTGCTGATGAAGTTGCGTTCAAAGCTAATGTTATCACTGATGTATTAGCAGTTAAGGTGGTTGCGAGTACCGTGCCAGACACGGTTGCATTAGCAATTGACAATGTATTTGTCCAAGAAACATCTGTACCATCAGTTTTTAATACCTTGTTTGCATTGCCAGTTTGTGCTGGGATTTCTCCAGTCCCGCCTTGGGAAAACAGAGCCCAGTATGGCGCTGCCAAGTCAGTTGCAAAAGTGCTTGTACTAGTATGATCACTTGTTGAAATATATGCGTTACCATTAACGAATGCAAGATCATTAACCAAATAAGCAGTTGTCCCCGCCCAGTTACCTCTCCAATTAGTTCCACTAACAAAAGCTTGCCATTTAGCAGCAGCTAAGTTAGTTGAGAAAGTTCCAGAGGTGTGCGCTTCTAAACAAATATAACTTATTCCACCACGCACAACAATATCATCAAGTTTATAGGCGGTTGATGTTGCCCAAGTTCCTCTAAAATCCTGTCCATCAGCCAGCAAAGACCAATAAGTAGCATTTGTTGGCAAGTTACCAGCAGCGGAGGTCGTGCTAATATAAACATATGATTTTGCCCCATAGGACACAACATCATTCAATTCATAGGTAGTGCCACCAGCATATACGCCTTGATGAAAAAACCTTAATCTTCCTAAATCTATTGCCTGTGCCATTTACGCAACCTCCAAAATCAAATGCGATTTATTACTAGTATACCATGAGTAGCTTAATTCAGATTGACTTGTAAGCCAGTTGACATAAACACTAGTATTATTATAATCTAAAACCTCTCCTGCTACCAAATTTGCCAAACTTGCTGCTAGACTTTCTCTTCCAACAAATCTAAAACCACCATCGGGATTTGCAACAAGTGTTCCGTCACCACTTCTATAGTCTGGAATCTGAATCGGATCAGTATCCGACAATGCCTGGACTGTTAATCTCCCAGTAGCAGGGTCAAACTGCCATCCATGAAAGTATGCGCCATCTAGAATTTCATGAATTTTTGGATCCCAAGTAACTGCTGCTCCAGAAGCATTACCGCTACCACTACCACCAGAATTGACTAAACTAGGCATACTCTACCCCGCTAATATTAAAAGTTAAAGAGCTATTGCTAGATGCAACATAAATCTTGCTATTTGCTGGAATCACAATGGCTGTGTTGTAATACAAAACATCATTTTTAATAACAACGGCGTTGCTAATAATCTTGTTATTCGCTCCAGCAGCAGTTGCTCCTACGAGGATATGAATATCCGCTGTAGCATTTGCCGTATCGCTGGTGTTGCAAATGTTAATTGATTTAATAATTGAGTAATTTCCAACAGTGTTAGCAACTGTATATACATTAGCAGCAGTTGTATTCCCAAGATAGAACGATTTAGGAACTAAGTTAGCCATTTATACCCCCATCCACATTAAAACTTCATTATCATAGGTAGTTGTATTCATGTCTTGAATACTTAAAGCGTCTAGAACATGATCAACAAATGCAGAGGTGCTGTGCGCCACTGCGCTAGTATTATCATAACCACGAATGCAGCCATCAAAAGTAGTTGATGTCTTTGAAGAAACTAAAACTTTTTCTTCATCAGGAGTTCCTCTATCAACAACAACAACAAAAGGATTATTGCCAGAAGGGTAAGAAGTAGTATCTGCTACTGGTAGCGAAGTTACAGAGTTATTAACCCCAGCAGTTAAAACCGTTCTTGTAGCTGCACCAGTAAAATCTCTTCTCAGCATACTAATCTCCTAGTCAATGCTGATATCAAGATCGCCTGTTGCGATTCTTAAAGTATCCCCAGCATCTGTTGTTTTGTTGGCTGTGAGAGTTCCCCACAACAATAAGTTTCCAGAGGTAAGTGCATCAAACACACCAATAGCTACAGTCGTAGCAGCAGGCATTCCTGCAAAGTCAATATTGGCAGTATTAGATGTTGTTCCGCTTGCCGCAGCAGAAAATGTAGCTGTTTGACGAGCATATGAGCCGCCAGTAACTTGAGTTCCACCACCAGCGTCTGTTGGAACAACGGTATAAAGCCCCACATAAACAGTGGTTGGCTTAGTATATGTGGCTGTGCCTAAGAAATGATCAAGCAATTTGTTCTCTAGATAGTCTGAAAGATTCCCTGCCATAAATTAGCCCTCCAAGTTATTATAATACATTTCTTTTTCTTCGTCATTAGCTAATCTGAAATTAGAAAGTCTTAAAAGTAAATTTGCTTCTGCAAAAGAGACCTCTCTCATTGGAGATTCTCTTGTAAACCTAATTCCTGTTCCCGTTGTATAACCTATTCCACTTTCAAAATAAATTACAAGGGATTCAGTATCACTAGAAACGGCTGCTAATTTAACAGACCGTTCCGTTTCTTTTCCGTCATCAACCAAGCCATCATTATCCCCATCAACAGGGATCACTTCTTTCTTAACTGCAGCTTTCTTGACTGGAGCCTTCTTGCGAGGGGCTGCTGTTTCAGTTGTAACTACATTGTCTCTGTTTACCATAAACCATCCTATTCTATAAATTCTTATATCCAGTATAACATGAGAGAGGGTGGAGAGTGATCGCTCACACTCCACCCTTTCTACATTAATTATTTATATTAAAGAGTGCGCAGTTTGACATTCTTTGCAAGAACATAAGAAGCGAGGTTCTCAATGTTGTTTGCAACACGCATAAACTGTGTGTACTCAATAGTGTCAGTCTTTGGTTGGAACTGACGGTAGAGGGTGATGTCACGATGGATACCAATAACTCTATTGTTTGGGAATGTTAATTCAACATAACCATGTGAACCAGCAGCGGATGAATAGTCACCCGAAACTGTTTCTGGCATGAGTGGAATTTCTACCAATGGAATACCATAAGGAGAAAGACCAGTAGCACCTGGACCACCGTTTCCACGGATTGAACCATTCAAGAATGCTTGCTCACCATATGTTGATGCTGGGGCTGGTGCTCCAGATGTTGCAGCTGTTGCCGAGTTAGGATTCTGCAAGCTGAAAGCTGTGTCTTGCACAACTGCCGAGCCTGTGAAGAATCGCAATTCGTTACGGCGTTGCAAATACTTGCTTGGCATGTTACGAAGAACTCTGTCGTAGGTTGCACGGGAAACATTGTTTCCTGCTTCATCAACAACAGTTGCACCTGCAAGAGCTAACTTACTGAAACCATCAAGAGCCTTCAAAAGACCATTGTTTGATGATGTGTTGCCATTAATCAAAAGATCGTCAAGATCGTTTGCTGTTTGGCGAGCCATCATTTGTGCAAGGTGATCTTCTAGCGAAGCACCCTCAATGTTGTCCTCAAGCGACTCTGTGCTCAATTCCCAATCCAAACGAAGCTTCACGCTGTTCAACGAAACTTTAGAAAAAGTTACCGCTGCGTTTGAACCAGTATCACTGGCTTCTGTTGCTTTTGCCATAATTCTTGTACCGACTGACACCTTGTCAATGTCAACCTGAGGTGTACGCATGCGCACAACTCTTGAACTCTGCATCAAAGTTGATTGGTCTACCACGAAATCAATAAACCGATTTGATTGCTCTGCATTAAGGAGACCACCGATAGAGCTTACACCGCTACCCGAGTTCACCACTGCCGTTGTTACTTCATTAGCTTTTGCTAAAATTTCATTTTGTGTTGCCATATGATGATCCTCCCTTATGACCTATAACCCAAAGAGCTAATTAACTCTTGTGGTAAATACATATTGCTCCAGAATGACTTTGGTGCGGACTTAACTAGCTCCTCGCCATCTTCATCATCTTCTGGGTCAACGCTTTTTTTGACAGCGCCTGCTTGAGCAAACTCCTCAACCTTTGCTGTCTGAACCTCTAAGGCTTTCTCAGTTGTCTCCAACTTCTCAGCCAATTCAATTTTCTGATCCTCAACGCTCTTTGTTACAGCCTCAATTTTAGCATCAACATTCGCTTCTACTTCCAGTTTAAATGAAGTTGCGAAGTCGGTAAGCTTTTGATCAATGACTGAACCAAGGGCTTCTTTAAGAACTTCAATATCCATATCTTGTTCCTCCACTTGTTCAACAATCACATCGGCTTCTACTGAAGCTTCTGTATCCTGCTCGGACTTTTCCAGTCCTAAATTATCAATTGGACCTACCCAATTAATAAACTTCTTAATAAATGACATCTTATTATCTGTCAAAGAATTATCCATAGGGTTTACAATATCATATTTTTCTAAATTGTGCAATCCCTTATCCACATTACTTTCGCAATTACATGATTTTTCTACTTTCACAACACCTCCAGCATTTTCTATATTAGTTTCATCACCATCCTCAACAAGCAATGGGATTTCAACACCAGATACTTTTAATGATGAAGTTAATTGCCAGTCCCATGTTTGATGCATATCAATTCTTTCTGCAATAAAGTTAGCAACACCTTGTTCGTTTTCTGCGTTTGCAACATTAAATGCATTTTTAAGCATTATAATCAAACCATAATTTTTCATATATAAATCAATAGCTAATGCTCTGGAGTCAGAAGTTGCTGAGTCATCTTCAATGCTAGCCATATCATTTCCTTCATCTAGTGATGGGGGGAATGCTCCTAGTTTTCTAATAAGTTCAGCCATTGGGTCAATTGATCCATAAACATCTTCATAAATGTTTGCAAACAATTCGTGGTATTCTATAAAGTCTACACCCTCAACATTCCAATGCGCTCTATGTGCCGATGCATAAAATACAACAACATTTGCCATCAAATTTTGAAGTGTTGAAACAAGATTTGTTACTTTAATAATTAACTCTTGATCTTGCATTAGTTCTGAAATGGCATCCAGCAAATTTTTGTCAAAATTATTTTCTGAAACATTTTTTTTAGTATTTGCATATCTTTCCAATAATCTACGACCTTTTGCTGCAAGAGCAGCAGCATCTGAGGAATTCTGAGGAACTGGCTCACCCCATGCTGCAGCTGAAAGCGCAAGTCGTGTTGGTTCGCCATTTGGCTTCTTCATTGGACCAGATGGGTTTGTAAAAAATCTTGTAAGGAATGAACCCTTTCGGCGCATTTTCTCTGGGGTATTGGCGGCTCCACGAACACCTGGCTTTAAGTTTGCGCCTTCTGTTTCTTTGAAGTGCCTTCTGCCAGCAGCAGTCAATCCGCCCTTTGGATCTTTTAACGGTTGTTTTGCTTTTTCAATCTGGCAATCTAAATCGCAATCAAGAGCGTAATTTAAATCCCCAACATTGTTCATTTTTACCAAATCAATTACTGCCATAGCATTTGCTGGATTATCTACTAAACTTAACTCACCAAGATCATATTCTTTAATAATAGAAATTGGTCTGCCGTTATGCATCTTTCCTTCCATGACTTCTTTCTTTGTAATCCGACCACCAATTGAAAAAGCACGAAGTGTTCCATCAAGAACTTTTTGCCAAGTAGCCTCGGCACCTTTGGAGATATAAGCTTCCACTTGAATAGCGTTATACTCTTGACCATCCTCGCCTTTTAACTTTAAAGGTTTGTAACTAATGGCTTTTCCAACAGCAATAGGGGCATGCATTTCACGAATGTTGCCTTGCCAATTTTTAAAAGCAATCTCTGATGCTGAGAAATCAACAATATCATTAGACTTATCAACATTGTCAGCTGTAGCAATACCGCAGACAATGCGCTGCTCTGTCTTGATCATTGTAATTGGAAATGAAAAATTAAGATTGTCCATAAAGATAGTGAACCCTAGTATAATACATTATTATAATGCAAGCAAATTATGCAACTGCATATACAGCAAGTGTAACGCTTGCTGTCATAACTTGAAAAGTTGTAAAATCACCTTCAATTTCAACATAACCACCACCGCTATTAATTGCTGGAATGACCACTTGATGTGGACCACCATTCAATTTAACTGTAGCATTTGTTGTAGCATGCGTATTATAAAAATGTATGCATTTAGTGTGACCATTAGTAGATACAACGCCAGATGCGCCGCTCGTACTAGTCACTGCTGTGTTGGAAAAAATAATTCCAGCTCCGTAACCCATTAAGAACCTCCTGTGGTATCTTGTGCTTGACCCCTCTCCGCCTGGTCTCCAGAATCTCTTGGGTCACTAGACCCTTGACGAGTATCTGATATTGCATTTCTTGGCTGAGAAGTAATATTATTAGAATTTCCTACTGGAGCTCCTGGTCCAGCGGATTCTTTTTTAATCTTTGTTGGGAAAGGTAATGGCTCATCACCATCTGTCCTTTCTGGCAATCCGAGTTGTTGACGAACTTCGTTTGGAGCAATAACTTCTGTTCTCAAATATCTATCATTAATTTTTGATTGAATGTCTTCATCAATTAAATCAATCCGCTTGAATTGCAATACAACCATGTCGCTAAATTCAGCAATAACACGATTCAATCTTTTTTCAACAACCGATTGATCTGGACCAATCACTTGTGTTTTAAATGTCTTATCAGCATCCCTAGACACTGCGAGGTTGGCATTATCATATACACCGACCTTGGGGGCAGGAACTCTGTTTGCAACAAGAATTTCATCTCGGTTTGATTTACGATATTTATCAAATGATGAATCTTGAACTCCAGCTTCTAATTTTTCAAATCTAATATCACTATCCGATCCAAGCGATGCTGGGATTGGGATAACCAAGGTTCCATGATTGCGACCCTTGACTTCTTTTCTAAAGTAATTAATCAATTCTTGTTTTGATTTATTACTTAACTTTGCACCTTTAAGGATAATGGCATAGCGAGGAATAGCTTTGTTTTCAAAGTAATCAATGTTGTATTCTTTTGCAAACTTATCTCCAACAATTGCAGCAGCAGCAGATACTGCGGAAGGAATACCGTAATAAGTATTCTTGGGGGAGTAGGTTTTAAAATGAATAATTTCATTTGGGTTTGAATCAGTATTGATTGGATCTTCTGTTTCTAAATCTTGAAAGTTTCTAAAGAATACAGCAGAGATTTTATTGCTCTTGGCAATCTGCACATACCCATCTCTTTTACGGCGAACACGCATTAGTGTTCCAGGAATATGACCGATATAGCCAATCTCGCCAGCATTGTTTCTGCCGATTTCCATGTATCCGTTTCCAACAGTTAAGACATCTTGCCAAATCTTAATCATTGTTTCGTTAAAAGTTTCTTCTTTATTAGTATTTTCAAAAATATCTTCAAGTTTTTGTTTCTCATCTTGAATAGCTTTTCGCACTCTTGCTAATCTTTCTGGTTCCCCAGCGGCTTTCTCTAATCTTCTTTTAGCTTTAATAGTTTCAACAAACTCAAAACCAAGACCAACAGTGTTCATCACTCTTGCAGCAACTGAGGCATTATGAATAGCACTAGAGTCGTAAAGACCAGCAAGCGTATCTAAATCATATGGAGGGTTTACAATATCATAAAGACTATAACCATCCAGCGTTTCTGGGTCAATGTACTTACTGGCTACACCGTCTATGCCTTCAAACTTTTTTGCAAGTTTTGAAACTTTTCTTTTCATTTTTGGTGAAAGACTAGAATAAGAAACTTTTGCAAACGGGTCATCATTAGTTGGAGATGAGTCAAATCCAAAATATGTTAAATCATCAATTTCTTCTTCAACGGCTTGATCAGTCATATGTGTTGTTTTATTTTCCATTTTTCCTCAATCCGTCAAAAGCGTCTTCCAGTGGGTCTGGGATCAGACCATCATGAAATCTTGCAACTTGATCATCTCTCTCTGAACTAGAAACTTTTCTAGCCCCATGCACCCACGCTAACTCGCCTTCTTCACTGCCAGTCCAATACTTTGCAGCAGCCTCAACTCTTGATTCAATATCTTTGTCACCAATAAAACCTTCTGCCGACAAATATCCATCGCCATCAGACAAAGGTTGTCCATCAGGCAATATCCAAATGCAAACCCCAAATGTTCTATCTGGAACCCAGATGCGCTTGTTCTTTACAATATCGGACATATGTTTCAGTATACACCAGTTTTAATGAAAAAGGGATTATTGCTGTACACAAATTGTTCAATAGCTACTTAATAGGGCATGCACCTGTTGCACAATCATCCAAATCAATATCCAAGTTGGCAGCGTTTTGATGAATTGGAGTTGAAAAGTCTAATTTAGAGAATACTTTATCGTATTGATCTTTAGTGATCTCCTCATATGGAGGTAATGGGAAGTTGTGATCAACATGTAACAGAAAAGATACTGACTTAACAGACGAGTCATAATTGTTAGACAACCACTCTTTTACTGCTGGCAGTTCTTCTTTACGATAATAGACCGTTACAGAAACTGCATTGTCAGCCCAGATTGTTTGCATTTTCTTAACCCATTCTAATTGCTCAAGAGCAGTCATGTTTGCAACCAGAATTGAATTGTCTGGTGATTTGCACGGGAACTCCACAACATACCTTGTATGATCCTCTCTTCCATCCAAGCCCATATCCCATGTAACTTTATAACCACGCTTACGGCATGCATCTACTAGTGGGTCAACAGAGCTAAACCTAACTCTGCGAATATAATACGGAGCGAAAGCTGGGTGGATTCCAGGAGTTACACCTGGGAGTAATGATAAAGTTCCTGATGGCTGAACTGTCGTTAGACGGACAGATTGATTCCAACCTCTTTCTTTGCTGTAGAAAGCATCAAAATCTTTTAAGAAATCATAGGCTTGAGACAACCAGCCAATTTGCTTTTCATCACACTGAAGAATGCCAGTAATTGATTGACCAAGGCGAGTATTCTTTCTAACAATGTTTGTTGTTTTCTCATACGGGTATGATAACTGAGTTATTTGTTTTTGGATTAAGTACAAAAGTTTTGATATTTCCAACAACTGCCCAAGGCTTTCAACATTTGGTAAAAATATAGTAGCAAGATTGCACGACTCACCATCGGCAAGAGCAATCTCTGCACATGGGTTAAATCCCTCAATAGAAGGGTCTAACGACTTTTCACCCAATCTTCCGTATGTTCTTGCAAGCTTGCGATTGACAAGACCATAAGGCTCACCTGTTCCATCGTACCCTTTCCAGAGCTCTGGTAGAATTTCATCATAGGCATCTGCATAAATACTATTGTTGCTGTTTGCTCTCCACGCTGGAACATTGCCCGATCCCCAATTTTTTGCTTTAAGGAAAAGAATGTCATCAGGATCACCAATAGCAATTTGTGCAGAACGGCGTGATGAGCCAGAAACAACAATACGCCCAATGATATTGCAAATATCTAGCACATCAATTGAACGAAGTTTCTTACCAACACGGTTATCTAAAACTTTACAAATGTCTGCAACCCCGTCAACTAGCGCTCCAGAACCAGAAGCTGTTCCACCAAAAGTCTTGAGTGGTGTACCGAATTCACGAATTAGAATAGTTGAGTATGTAAAAGATTTGCCATTTTTGAAATATGATTCAAGTACTTTATGAAGTAGTTCTCTCCAACCTTGCCTTGAGTCTGGAACAATGAAGTCTGCATCATTTGTGCGCTCGGCTGTAATTGAAGCAACAGCTTTAACTTTAGGCAATTCATGGATCTTTGATCTCTCTACCGAGAATCCAACTCCACCACCCAGCATGAGATAATCAAACAACATTTCAAAATCTTCAATCTTCTCAATATTTGTATAAAAACAATTATTCAATGAAGTGCCCGAAAACTGTTTTACAAGAGGCGTACCGAGTTGCCAAAGGGCTCTGCCAGACACTGCGCACCGTAGGTTAAACATATGATCAAACAAATGTTCTGCGTCTTCGGTAGAGAATGGAACTCCAATATCAGCAGCACCTTCTATAATTCTTTGAATGGTTTGAACCCATGATTCTGTTTGGTCTGTCCCTTCAATTTTGCGGCTATATGTCCTAAGGAAAACAACTTCTCCAAGACCGCCAAAGCCCCAAGGTGGGGTTTTAGATCCATAGCTAGCAATAAATTCAGGTGACAATAAAGACATTCAATACCTCCAATAGATAAGAGTATCCAGTTTAGACTACGGGTTAACCCGAGTCAAAAATTGATACTAAGGACTACAACAAAGAATTTTCGTAAAATTCTAATCGTGTCAAAATCTTATCAGCGACTGAAGCCCAAGACCACTCACTATGCAAAATTTTTGCAGATTTTAAAGCGTATTTTTTGAAATCATCATACTCGTTAACAACATTCTCCATTAAATCCAAAAGCTGTTGGTAATCAGGACTTGCCCATTCACCAGTATCACAATCATACAAATGATCCTGCCAGTCGGCTTTGATAAAAGATGCCTCAAGTGGAATACCATATTTTGCAAAATCTGCACAACCAGTAAGGTTTGTAACAATTGTTGGTAAACCTGTTGCGATTGCTTCAAAAGGAATCATTCCAAAACCTTCACCCATTGTTGGATAAATCATACAGTGACATTTGTGATACAAAGCAACAAGGTCATCTGTACTGAAATTCTCTGGTATAGCAATAATCTGAGGGTGATAGGTTGCTGGTACAAGTTTAGAATCTAGATATACTTCTGCTAGACAGAACTTGTTATATTTCAGTACCAACCTGAAGTCATCATTCCCATCATACAGATCAAGAAAAGCATCAACAGCCATCTGTGCATTTTTTCTTTTTGAATCTCCACCAACATGCAAGAAATTAAATCTACCAGTTAGTTCTCTTTCTAGAACAGCAAAATCTTCTGATATGCCGTGTGGTATAGTAAATACATTAGCGTTAACATTATTTTTAATGTAGACATCTTTAATAAAATCCGAGGTAGCCCAGACTTCATCACATTTACGCATATTGTCCAACCAGTGTGGTGGAATCTTTGTAGATTCCCAAGGCGTATATCCAACATTATACTTAGACTTCATCTGGTAATAAGTTGGGGGACAGAAGCTAACATGAAAGGGAATGTCTTCACGAGTGTAAAACACTGCGCACTCTTTAGCCTGAAGAGCTTTGATAGTTGCAATGGCTGCATTGTAGTATCCTTGGCTGTACCAAGTTTCGCCAGATGCATCTTGATGATTAAGACTAAACCAACTAATTTTTTTCATTAAAAAGGTTACTCTTTCTCATTTTCCATTACGGTTGTATCGGAAGACATAGAGAGACAGTTTACACCTTTTTTAATAAGATCATGAGCGGTTTCTTCAGATATTTCTATACTGATCGGCATATTGGTAAAAACACACCTTGTTGCTGCTAGATAGAAGTCATCAAACTTCATTACGCTAATATGATCGGGGTCAATGATTGCTGCTGGTCCATAGTCATCAGACTCAACAATTGCAATTATTTTCATGTATCCACCATATCACTTTTCTTCTTATCTGAAAACTGTATGCTAAGTATACTAGGTATATAGTTATATATAGTTTATAAGTATATGTAGTATGCTTAGTATGCTAGTACGCCTTGCATGCGTAAGCATATCATCTTTTATAAAAAAATGTGTGCGAAAGTAAAAAAAAATATAAATTTCTGATATGCTCTGCATATGACAAATTTCTTTTTCTGGGGTGTTTGGACAATTGTAGCATCATTTGGTTTTAGGTATTCGTTTAATGAATTATTAAACAAGGATATAACTTTGTATACTAGTATTATAACAATACTGGTATACCAATGGATTAGATTAATCAAACCACCTGATACTAAACCCAGAGAAAATCTTAAAGAAGTAAAGAATAACAAAGTACCTGTTAAATTGCCTAACTCTAACAATAGAAGGAATAGATGAGAATAACAAGCTATAACTCAGATATAGAATTGGAGGATATAGAGTCTCTCCAGATTATTATTAAGGCTGTGCCTTTTGAAGATAGTTTTGTTCCAGCCTTTGTTATCATGTCACCAGATGATAAGTATCCAATGTCTATTGAAGAACTTAATGCATTGATGGATGGTGTAGAAATAGCAAGAAGTAAAATTGATGAAGTAATCAATTATATTTTAAGAAAAAAAATATTTAATGATGATGGAGATGAAAGAGATGATCCTCGGACAAGTAATTAAAGATTTTCCATACCCAATTAGAATTTGCCCTTATTGCAATAGAAACTTAGTTGTTGTTAACGCAATCCATTGGCAAGAAGATAGCTACCAATATAAAGCTCTATACTTTTGCTCATTTGCAAATTGTTCGGTTTATGATGAAGGGGCTAAGAAGGCATACGCCCGAATTATATATTCATCAGAGGATGCCGCCCATTACTTTTGGAGAGTTGAGTTTCCTGTCCAGAGATGGGAGCAGGCTGATATTGTGAGTATTTATCAGTAACATGGTAACATTGTAGATTATGCCAATTAGTTCATGTTCAGATGGAGACAAGCCAGGATACAAATGGGGAGATAGCGGTAAGTGCTACCTGTATACCGCTGGCGATGAAAAATCCATGGAAGCCGCAAAAATAAAAGCTCAAATGCAGGGCGTTGCTGCACGGGTAAATGGCTATGAAGAAAAGGCTAACGAAGTAACTACTAGTTCAATGGGTTCTGGTATTAAGAACCCACAACGAGGATACGGTTCAAAAAAGAAAAAAAAGAAATTTATTGATGATATTCAAAAAAGTTTAACGCAATGGTTTGGAGAAAGATGGGTTGATATTTCAAGACCCAAATCTGGCGGTGGGTTTGAGCCATGTGGTAGGGCAGATGCCGAGTCAGGCAAGTATCCAAAGTGCGTACCAGCCGCTCGTGCTGCCAGAATGACACCTGCACAGATTGCATCTGCTGTTAGGCGTAAGCGCACAGCGGAATCGTCACAGACCAGGCAGGGTAAAAAGCCTATCAATGTTTCAACAGATGTTGAAAAAGCATCTCGTAATGTTCCAACAAACCCAGAATTATATGCCAGAGTAAAAGCGGCGGCTAAAGCAAAATTTGATGTGTACCCTTCAGCCTATGCTAATGCATGGCTTGTCCGTGAATATAAGAAACGAGGCGGCGGCTACAGGGTTGTGAATAAATCAGAAGAATTTGTAAACAAAATTGCGGATGACCTTGATGAACAGGAAGCGGTGTTGGCTGATATGTTGATTGCAATCACCCTTCGGTACGGTAAATTTAACGAAGATGAGACTGGGGTTTGGGCTGGCTATGATAGCCCCGAAGAAAATGATGTTAAAGAAATTGGGGTTAAATGTTCAAACTGCGTTCTTTATGAGGGTAATGGTGTTTGTAAGATCATCGCTCAGAAAGTAGAGGATGAAGGTAAATGCAGATTTGCGATCATTCCAGACGGTGTTGTTGAAGATGACTCCGAAGATGGCATGGACGATGAAGAGTCCATGATTGATTATTTAAAAAACAAGGTAGTAGAATTATTTATATGATATGCTATTAGGTATATCTAAAATACAAGGAGAGTATATGAATTATATTAAAATTCCAGTAGACAATGCAGAAGCAATGATTAATCAGCATTCTTTTCTAAAAAAGAAAAATGACGATATGGCTAAGGCTGCTTTTGCCCAAATGAAAGAATTTGTTGAAACAGCATCGTATCATCAAGGTCAAATTGATATGTTAAGTAAGTCAGTTAAGGATGTAACATTCATGTTAACCACCAAACCAGCCGCATCTATTACAGGTAGCGATACTGGTTCAACAAGCGAACCAGCATCCTCTAAGCCTTCGGCGCAAGAAGTTCCTCTTAATCCAGAACAGGTTCGCAAGTCAAGCTTGATTGAGACCCTTCAGGCTCACGAAGCCGCCTATGGCACATTTGACATTGATGTTGATGTAATTGCCAGTTTTTTGATGGCAAAGTAAAAACATGGAAGCTGTTGCCGTAGCGGTAATTGCTGCAGTAGGCGTTGTCTTGGCTGCCCTCGTACAAGCGGGTAGGAAAGAGAATAAGTCTGATCATGGAATTGTTGCTGATTTATTAAAAGGACTTCATGTAGATGTTCAAAAAGTGGATAGCAAGCTTGAAGGTCATATTAAGCAACATGGCGATCTAAAAACCCCACCAGCTATCAAAAAATAATTTTAAGGGCGTTTCCTGATTTATGATATTCCGAAAGGTTATTATAGATACGGGGGGCGCCCTTTTGATATTCCCAAAAGAATTTCTAAAAACGAGGGGTTTTCTTTTCTAAAAGTGATAATATCTATTCAACATCTACGAAAAGAGGGACTATGACAGAAGAGCTATTTGAAGAAGAAGATAATGACTTTACTAGAACACCAGATTTTCATAAACTTCATGAAAAACTAATTTCACTAGTTAAGCCAGATAATCACCGTGTAGCGTCATCAGTAATATATGGACATTATAAAAACTGGTCCCCAGTTAAAACTATGAAATATTATAATGTTTCAGAAAATGAATATGAGCAATATGCAGAAATGTTTAACTTTAAAGAAAGGATGGTGAAACAAATGACTGGAAGAAAATCAAAGCAAGATAATATTGTTAATTTCTTGAATGGAAATGTTGGAAAGATTGTTACCCCTGTGCAATTAGCAACAGATGTACAAATCTCTCTCCCAACATTCTATAATTTCTATAATGCCAATCGTGGTTACTTTAAAAAAGTAAAGCGTGGACATTTTGAAATTCTTAATCCAAAAGAAGAACGAGTAAGTATTTAATCATGGCTACGGTGGGATATGATTTTATTTAGAAATCTAGATATTGGTGATATCCCACCAACCCCATCAAACCTCCTTGAGAGTTTTAATACAAACAAGGCAAGCTCCTTGTTGCTAGAGTACGCTAAGGGCTTTGGGCATCCAGTTGGGTATCTACAAGAACAGCGTGGGCGAATTGTCCAAAACATTTTTCCAATTAGGAGACAGGCGGAGCATCAGATATCTTCATCTTCTAAAGTAAATTTAGAATTACATACAGAAGCAGCTTTCCACCCCCACTTACCAGATCACTTGTTGCTATTGTGTTTGCGTGGTGATGAAACAGCGGGGACAACTTACGCATTGTTGTCAGATGTGTTGAAAGATATACATATTGGCATTTTAAATATATTAAAAAAGAATTTGTTTAAAACATCTGTTGATGAAAGTTTTAGATTAAATGGAGAGCAAGACCACTCTGTTGTAATGCCAATAATTAGTAGAGATATTAACAACAGGTATATTATGAAATATGATAGAACAGTTATGACTGGAACAACCACAGAGGCTCAAATGGCTTTGAATGTTTTCACCAAGGCTATTGAGCGAAACACGCAGACTGTTTTTTTAAAAACTGGAGATTTACTGGTTTTAGATAATAACATTACTGTTCATGGCAGAACTGCATTTCAGGCAAAATATGATGGTAGCGATAGATGGGTGCAAAGAACTGTTGTGCGTAAAGAAATTAATTCTATAAAAAACAAAACAACTTGTCCATTAACTGGATATACTGTAATTACCAAATACAGGGAGGATGACGGTGAGTGACAATAATTTCTATGATGATGAGTTCAATTATTCAATTTTTAGAGAAGAACTTAAAGAGCTAAAAATAAAAAATCTTCTAGCAGAAAATATACTGCTCAAAGATCTTATCCAAGAAGCCCTGCCAGTTGTTATGGAGGCGTTCTCTGAAGAAGTGTATTGCGCAAGCTGGATGTACGATCTTGATATTTTTTCTCCAAAAGAAGATCCGTTGATTGGCAAGATGGCAAGAGTTCTTGGAGAGATTCCATTTTGGAACAACGGTGACTTGGACTGGAGAGTTTACCCAAGCGAGAGGGATTTTGATGACAAAGCCTAGTGTAGTCGTTGCGCCTATGGATGCATGGGTAGTTCGTTATGTTAATAAGCTAAAGAACATGATGGGTCTTTCTCATTGGACAATTCTTATGCAGACTAAACCATCCAGCCCCGATGCCCTTGGTGAGACAGAAGTTGTTCACGGTCAGCACCTAGCGAAGATGTATCTTCACAAAGATTTTAGGAAAGATACCGCAACAGATTTTCGTGCAACAGTTGTTCATGAATTACTTCATTGCCATATGGCTCACCTATCAGAAGTTGTTTCAGAAATTCTACAAGTAGAAGATGACGATCCAAAAGGTAAAGCAATTTTGAAAACAACAGTTAATGTCTTGGATTATGAAATTGAGCGGATTATTGATGCCATTTCAGAATCATTAGGGAAGTGGATGCCTCTACCAGATATGCCAAAGGAAAGAGTTGTAAAGAAAGTTGCTAAAAAGAAAGTAATCAAAAAGAAATAATGCTCTTATGGTGAAATCGGCAAACACGGAGGGCTTAAAACCCTTGACCGAAAGGTTTCTGGGTTCAAGTCCCAGTGAGAGCACAAAATTATGAAAATGCAGATCCCAAAAAATATGACTGAACACATAGAGAAAATATTTAAAGGTGAATACGATATTGCATATAGAAATCCAAGCCCAGTAATTCTAGACATCGGCGGGAATATTGGTGGTTTTTCTTTATGGGCTAACAAGCGCTGGGCTAATTCAAAAATATACTCATATGAACCAATTAAAAATAATTTTAATTTATTAAAAGAAAATACAAAAAGTATAGATAATATTGTAATATCAAATGTTGCAATAGGATCAAAAACAGAAACTAGAAGAATGCACTACGGAGCTCACAACATTGGCGAGTGTAGCTTTATAAATGGTGACGAGCAAGTTGAAGAAGGTGAAGAAGTTTCCGTAATGTCGGCAAGTTTACTTCCAAACGCAAACATTGTAAAAATTGATACAGAAGGTGCTGAAATTGAAATATTGGAAAATATGCTTATCAAACCAGATGTGTACTTGATTGAATTTCACTCAGCCTACAATAGAAGAAAGATAGATAGTATTTTGCACGACTATACTTTAATGGCTGCAGATATTAAGCTGCCTAATTATGGTATTCTTAAGTATGCATTGTCCAGCAGGATAAAATATGTGTAGACACGCCTTGACTCAGCGGAGGATTACTAATGGCTGATATTGTAAAAATAAACAATGTCCTTCCTGAACATTTAGCAAATAGCATTTTAAATATGTGTTATGCTAATAATTTCCCTTGGTTTTATTTAAACGACATTACCTATACTGAATTTAACAATAAAAATACTCACACTGATGGGCACGGGTTTTTTCATATGGTTCATCATGAGGGTGCAAGCTCTACTTGGAATGAGGATTTAAAAAAATCATTAAAGCCAGCACATGATTTGATAGTGTCGGCAATACCGTTTTTTGAAGAAAAATTTAGTTTTGAATATAACAAAGTCACTAGAATTAGAATGGGGCTTCATACAAAAATTTCAAATGAATCAAAAACTTTTACACCGCATACTGATTCTCATAAACCTCATTTTGTAATTATATATTATGTTAATGATTCCGATGGAGATACTGTTTTTTACGGCGCTGGCAATAGGTCAACTGAGATATGCAGAGTATCTCCAGAAAAAAATTCTGCTGTATTTTTTGATGGCAGTACTCATCATGCGGGAAGCAGTCCCGCTAAGCATGCTAGAAGGATTGTAATTAATTTTTTATTTGAAATTTAACGCCCCTTTAGCTCAGTGGTAGAGCACATCACTTGTAATGAGGTGGTCCTCGGTTCAATCCCGAGAGGGGGCTCTATGATTATTTCACATACCAATAAGTTTATTTTTATAAAGTCAGAAAAGACTGGTGGTTCAAGCGTTGAAACCGCCTTGGAACCTTCGTTAGCTTTTAGCGATGTATACCATAAGAACGGTCATGAAATTCCAGCACAAATACTGCAAAGATACGGGAGCAAAATTTTTAACCATTATTTTAAATTCTCAATAGTGCGGAACCCATTTGACAAAATGGTTAGTCATTATTTTTGGCAAAAATATCTTCAACCAGAAAAATACAATTCATTTCATGATTTTGTAAAAGAATTTTATGATAATAAAATAATTTCTAATTGGAAATATTTTTCAATAAACAATAATATAGTTGTTGATCGTATTTTAAAATATGAAGATTTACAAAAAGATTTGCATTCAATATCTAGTGACATATCAATTGATATTGATATATCCAATATATTTGAAAAATCGGGCTACCGCCCAGTGAATGTGCCCTATCAGGAGTACTACTCTGATACAATTAAGGAAATGGTTGAAGAGCACTGTATACAAGAAATTTCTTTATTCAACTATTCTTTTTAAAAATGGAGGTATAATGTCAAAACAAGATAAAATCACACATGCAGTGTATTTCACACTTCACGCAATTACAATTGCTATACTGTTAATTAAGTAATACTCTGGCGAGTAGCTCAGTTGGCAGAGCAACGGACTGTTAATCCGTGGGTCGTAGGTTCAAACCCTACCTCGCCAGCCATGAAAATTATAGATAACTTTATTTCTGCAGAACAACAAGATGAGTTGTTGGACTATGTTGGCTCCAATCAATTTGTTTGGCGTTTACATCCAACCAATATTAGTGCAGGGGATAAGCCGTGGGCTCATGCCCCTACTCAACTTACCCATCATTTGTTTATGCACGATCAAAAAGCGGCATCCCCGCATTTAAAAATTATTCGCCCGTTGTTTGATGCAATTGTTCGGGAGTGTGGAGATATTACTTTGTTCAGAGCTAAGGTAAATCTAACATCTCCATGCCCACCATATAATTCATACGAGCCTCACACCCCGCATGTGGATCTGGGGTATGACGATGGAACAAAGATTGATCATATGGTTTGCATATACTACATTAATGAATCGGATGGTCCAACAATATTTTTTGATAAAAATTGGAATGAAGAAGACATTGTGTACCCCAAGAAGGGTAGGGCTATCATATTTGACGGGAGCACCCTCCATGCGGGTTCCAGCCCTGTACAGTCTCCTTTCAGAATGGTAATGAACATAGACTTTAGACAAGGAGTGGGTCAAATCCCATAAAAACAATATGCCAGAATTAAATGCTTCCATCCCCCCAATTGAATGTTATGTCCGTGGTAACTTTTTGCGTAATCAATTAGACAGCCATGACCTAAAGTTCCCTTGTGTTATTTTTGGAGTTGCCTCCATTCCTGACAGAGCGCCCGTATTCCATTTTCTAATGGAAGATGGCGGTGTTTGGTGGAGAGCCCCTATAAATGCTTTCTGCGCATCTGAGGACAGTCCTGAAGTGGATCTACATGACCTTGTGATGTGGAATAGCTTTTCATCGTACATTACCGTTACCTCCTTTCAACACATGAAGGGTATGGCAATGACTTACATTGATCGTCATGCTGATAAAGTAAATGGCAAGTATCTATTCACTCTGGACTGGCATTCTCCCGATATCAATATTTTGGACGCAGGCTATTCGGTTAATCCTGGACAGCACAAGTGCGGGCATGTGATTCAAAGGGCTGATGGTAATTTTGCTATCCAGCCGAACAATCGGGTGAGATTATGGGATCCTTCATATACAACCAAGAAAGATAAACCTCTTATTGAAAGGTTGATCAATCAAAAAATTTGGGATGTTGAAGATGGGGAGAAATGGCTTACCTCAGATGATGACCGATATGATTATGACATCGTGGCGCAAAAGGATACTAAGAAAGATTTGAGGTAGTTTTTATGATGTGGGTATGGTGGATGACTCAGTTGGCTTTTATTTTTCTTGTGGAGATCTTCCGCTACATTGTCATCGGGTTTCTTTTGTTTTCGGTGGCAAAAGTTGTACTAAGAAAGTTTGCTCGGCGCTAACTATTTTTTGTTGCGCTTGGCGAGAAGGGCATCAAAGTCTTTGATTTTGGTTTCGCCCATGTATCCCCATGCATAGCCTTCTTCAATGAGTAGTTCGTTGATTGACTTGGCAGCTTTGTCCAAATACACCCAACCCAAGATGCGCCCGTACTTTTCGGTGCTGTCTGGTTTCTCGGTTACGATAATCACATCTTTGGCGGCATCAATGGCTTTCTTAAGTTTCTCTTTTACCTCAAGCCCCAATGCCTTCTCTCGTGCGTCTTTTGTGCGGGATTCAGGGGTATCAATACCCGCCAGTCTTACCCGTTGCGTATAGGAGATATCAAAGCCCAAATCAATGTCCACATCAATTGTATCGCCATCAACAACCTTAAGAACCTTTTTTACACGGTATTCGTACATCTTTACATTATACCACGGTGGCTCCGAAAGTACTAACAAAGTTTGTTTGTGGGTTTAAGGTTCAATAAAGATACATTCGCCAGGACATTCCTCGGCGGCTTCAATTACATCTTCCAACCGATCATCGGCAAAAGATGCTAAACCATCTGCGCCTTCGGGGTTCCCCACAGATTTGGCATATACTTTTTCGCCTTCTCTTGTGTATGCCAAACCATCGGGCATCATAATGAATACATCTGGTGCAATTTCTGCGCATAGCCCATCCCCCGTACACAAATCTTGGTCAATCCATACTCTCATTTTTTCCCTTTGGTGATTGGTCCACCTGTCAATACATCAACACCAGTTTCAGTGACCAACACGGTGTGTTCAAATTGCGCAGTCCGCTTGCCGTCTGCAGTCACTGCAGTCCAGCCGTCGTTCCACATGCGGTGCTGCCATGTGCCAAGTGAAATCATCGGCTCAATCGTGAATGTCATGCCAGGTCGCATTATTGTATTGTTGCTCTTGTCGTAGTAGTGCAGCACCTGA